CGCCGATGGCGGGCGAGTCCATCGGGACATTCCTCCACACGACTGTCTTCAGCACAATGCACAAGGGCTAGCGCATGGCAATCTCCTCATACAACACGCAGTTCCTCACCACCTCGGCTCCGCGCGGTGAACTCCTGCTGATCGGAGAGGTGACGGCCATCTCCTTTAGCGGCATCGGAGCAGCAGAGATCGATGTCACGCAGTTGTCCGACACCACCAAGAAGTATGTGCTCGGCACTGCTGACGGCGGCACAGTCGAGGTGTCGTGCAACATGACGAACGCCGTGCCGACCTTGCCGACCAGCGGCGATGCCGTTCCCGAGAACTTCATCCTTGCGTTCGGCGGCACGACCGCTGGCCTCCCGCGCGCGACCTTCACTGCGTACATCGCTGGCGTCTCGTTCGAGGCGAGCGTTGATCAGCAGGTCACCACGACCTACACGCTCCGACTCACTGGCGCGATCACGATGGGAACGAATCCCTGACCTCAAGGAAGGCACACCGACATGGCAATCTCCTCATACGCATCGCAGTTCACCACGGGCGCAGGATCGATCATCGGAGAGATCACGGCGATCTCCTTCAGTGGCATCACCGCAGCAGAGATCGATGTTACGCAGTTGTCCGACACTACCAAGAAGTATGTGCTCGGCACTGCTGACGGCGGCACAATCGAGGTGTCCTGCAACACGACGAACGCAGTCATCGCGCTGCCGACGAGCGGCAACGCGAGCCCGACTTCGTTCGTGATCCGATTCGGCCCGCAGGGAACGGTCAGCACGCCGTCCGTCCTCGCGACCTTCACGGCTTACATCAGCAACACCTCCGTGGAGGCGAGCGTGGATCAGCAGGTCACCACGACCTACACGCTTCGACTCACGGGCGCGATCACGATGAGCACCTCCACTACCGTCTGACATCGGAGGCTTCATGTCAGCGGGAGGCGGCGGTGCATTCTCATCTAGAGGCACGCGATTCGTCGCGGGAAGCAGCACACCTGCATCGACCAGTACGCGCGTCTACACCGTCCCGACGATCGAGGCAACCTCTGTTTCCTTTGGCGGCATTGGTGCAGCGGAGATCGATGTCACGAAGTTGTCCGACCAGTGGAAGCAGTTTGTGCTTGGCACGACCGACATCGGCACGATGGAGGTCGGAGGCTTCGTCAAGAACTCGACGGCGATCCCGATCCCATCGAGCGGCAGCGCGACACCGCAGGCGATGTGCCTCATCTTCGGCACGGACGCATCGCGTGGCGTTGGCGACGAGAACGGCAACCTGCGCGTGGATGTATGGGCGTACCTTGTCGGCGTGTCGGTGGAGGCTGCTGTCGATCAGGCCGTGTCGCTCACGCTCACCTTTCGACTCACGGACGGCATATCGGTGTACACGCGCAACGCTGGCGACACTGCATGGGTTCGCATCAGAGAAGTCGGCAGAACCTTTGACGATCTAACGCCCACCTAGTAGATTCCCCGCATGAGCCACACCGACAAGCAGACCATCCTGTCCCTCAAGTCGCGCCTCAAGGTCGAGCCCGTCGAGATCGATGGGCTTGCCGCGCCGATCTTCGTGCGCGGTCTGAACGGTCGCGAGCGCGATGCCTTCGAGAATGCGTGCTTCCAGCAGCGAGGCAAGATGCGAGTGATGACCACGGAGAACATCCGTGCCAAGTTGCTCGTCCGCGCGATCTGCGATCACGAAGGCACGCGCCTCTTCGCTGACGGCGAGGAAGGCGACCTTGGCACAATCCCCGCCGACATCCTCGACAGGCTCTTCACTGTCGCGCAGAAGTTGAGCGGGCTCGGCAGCAACGACATCGAGGACATGACGGGAAACTGAAGCGGGGCGGGTCGCGCCGATTCCTGATGCGGCTCGCCCTCGCGATGCACTGCACGGTCGAGGAACTTCTTGACCGCGTGTCATCGCATGAGTTGTCCGAGTGGCAGGCGTTCGATGCGTGCGAGCCGATCGGCGGCTGGCGCACGGACTACAACTTCGCCATGCTTTGCGCGCTGTTCGCCAACGCGAACAGAAAGAAGGGCGCGCAGCCGTTCAAGACCATCGACTTCATGCCGTTCCTGCCCGACAATGATCCAACGGGCGAGGACAAGGCTCTCGCCATGTTCCAAGCGATGGCGGCAAACGCAGCGAAGGCGAAGGGCTCCTGATGGCGACAGTCGGCAACCTCTTCGTGAATGTCGGAGCATCGA